TATCTTCAAATATTCCCTCTATTGCTTCAAGACTAATTTGGGCTATACCAATGCCCTTTTCTTTCATATCATCATCATATATGCGAAAAAGAATATTAAGATTATCACTATCCGTTACACATGCATATTGATTTCTATCTTTCTTGAACCATTGTTGCATATTTGTATAAGATTTTTCCTGTTGCTTCTCAGAAGCTAACGTAATTGCATAGTAATATTCCTTGATACACTGATCCCAGTTATTGAATAAATAAACACTCGTAACAAATGGCAGCTGCTGATTTACTTGATTTCTGTCTGCAAACAACTCCATACTATACATTAATTGTTCTTTTGCAATATCTGCATCACACGAATCTGTTTGAAAAAAATCCCCCAATAAACTGTTATGCCTTATAGAAATTGCCCCATCTTCTATAAACTGCATATGAGATTGATATTGTTGAGTAGTATTATTAAGCACATATTCTATATCTTCCTGCGTATTTTTGAAAAAAAATGAGAAAAAGACATAACAAACTGCTATGGCTACCAGCATTAATGTAACTACTGATTCGAGCAACATAAATACTGTCAGCTCGTTCTTTAAAGTATGTCTTTTTCTCATTTTTCTTTTCCCCATTTTAATGAAATGTTTATATCTATTCGGCTTTCTCACAGGTATAACCATGCTTTATGCATTACTTTTCATAATAAACTCACTAATTTTTTATATACTAACATACCCAACAGGAACAGTCGAGTAATTTCTATTTGAACTTAATAATTATGTGATTTTGATACAAAAAAGTCATTGGATTACATTTGTAATAATTGCAATTCAATGACTTATGTTTGTTTGATCAGCCGAGAAGTTCCATGATCTCCTCTTTTGTGAATACTACGGAATCCATTCCCTCGCCCTCCAGCACCTGCTCGGCAAGCTTTTTCTTTTTCTCCTGGATATCAATGATCTTCTCCTCGATCGTACCCTGGGAGACGAGTTTGTAAACTGTCACGACATTCTTCTGCCCGATACGGTGTGCACGGTCGGTTGCCTGATTCTGCACGGCAACGTTCCACCATGGATCATAATGGATGACGATGTCCGCTGCGGTGAGGTTCAATCCGGTTCCTCCTGCCTTTAAGGAGATGCAGAACACCGGGACATCATCTTTGTTGAAGCTGTCTACCATCTGCATACGTTTTTCCTTATTGACGGAGCCGGTGAGCATGTAGTAATCAATGCCCAGCTTTTTCAGCTGTTCCGCCAGACGGTCTAACATGGTCGTGAACTGGGAGAATAACAGCACCTTGTGTCCACCGTGCACTGCGTTCCCGATCAGATCCATACACATCTGGACTTTTGCGGATTCGCCCTTGTAATCTTCGAATAAAAGTGCCGGATCACAACAGAGCTGACGCAGTTTTGTAAGTTCTGCAAGGATCTGGATCTTGTTGGACTTAAATTCTGCCTCGCTCTTGCCATCTAACATCTGCTTCATCTGCTGCACATGCGCATCATAAAGAGCCAGCTGTTCGCCCTCCATCTTCGCATAAACATTCTCTTCGAGTTTTTCCGGAAGATCTTTTAATACATCACCTTTTAACCGGCGCAGGATAAACGGACGGATCATGCGCTGTAAACGTTCCATCTTGTTCTCATCTTTGTTCACAACGATCGGTGTCTCGATCTCCTCACGGAACTTCTGATATGTATACAAAAATCCCGGCATCAGGTAATCAAAGATACTCCAAAGCTCACTTAAGCGGTTCTCGATCGGTGTACCGGTCAGCGCCAGCTTAAAGGCTGCCGTGATCTTCTTGACGCCTTTTGCCGCCTGCGTTCCGGCATTTTTAATATATTGAGCTTCATCAATGACCTGAACTGCAAACACAATGTTTTTGTAATACTCCACATCACGTTTTAACAGATCATAGGATGTGATGAGGATCTGCCCGTCCGTGGTGTGCCGGATGATATCTTTTCGTTCCGGTGCACTTCCTGTGATCGTCACAGTCTCAAGTTCCGGTGCAAAACGCTCAATCTCTTTCTGCCAGTTATAAACTAAAGATGCCGGACATACAATAAGTGATCTGCGGCGCTCCTTTTCCCCTGCATCATAATCCTGACGCTCTGCCAGAAGAAGGCTTATTACCTGAAGCGTTTTTCCAAGTCCCATATCGTCCGCAAGGATTCCGCCAAAACCGTTCTCCCGCAGCGTTTTCAGCCAGAGGAAACCGTTTTTCTGGTAGTTTCTCATAACATTTTTCAGGGAATCCACCACCTCATAATCACTGTCCTCGATGGTTTTCATGTTCCGCACCATGCCTTTGAATTCCCTGTTTTTCTCGATAGACAGCAGCTGGTTATTTTTCAGTGCTGCATCCAGATACATAGCGCGGTATTTTGGGATCACGACGGTTCCTTTTTTCAGGCTTGCCTCGGTAAGCTGTAAGTCCTCACTGACTTCTGCAAGCGCACTGATCCCATCCTCTTTGATATCTAAGAAATCCCCGTTTTTCAGACGGATATACTTTTTCTTTCTGTCGTACTTGGAAAGCAGATATGCCAGCTCCTCGGAGGACATTTCATCGGAGTGTACCTTTAATTCCAGAAGGTCACTCTTTAAGGAGACACCCACGGATACGCTCGGCGCATTGACCACTTTCATATTGCGGAACTTGTCCGACGTGTAAATTGCCATAAAATGGCTTAAACGCTGCAATCCACCCGCCACGAGCTGATAGAGCAGATCTTCGTCTTTTGCAATGACAAAAAATGTCTTCGAATGGTCATACTCATTGAAATACGGCTCCACAAGGCTCTTGATGCGCAGCTCCTCAGACAGATCACGCACCTCGCCCGGTTCTACTTTGGCAAGCACGTTGTATTTATTGTCCCCATAGACTGCGACCAGCTTCGCACCGACAACATCCATTGCCTGACGATCCAGATATAACTCAAATTCCGGCTTCGGCGGAACGTAAAGCGCCTCGTCAAATCCTTCCGGGATTACATCGAAGCTTTCCCTCACCATCGGCAGAAGATCCCGGCAGAACATTGCGAGTTCGTCCGCTGCAATATAGCAGTCTCCCCCTACCTGACGGTGTAAAAACTGGAAGAAGTCTGATACTTTTCCTTTTAACAATGGCTCTCCGAGGAAAATCTCCCCATCCTCATAAAAGTAATAATACTTGTCACCCTCGATCATCGGCAGATCTTCCATGCAGAGAAACGCTCCCGCACTTCCACCTTTCAGCGTCAGTTTTGGTTTGCGTTTTGTTCCATTATAGATGTAACTTTCATTCATATCATAACCGATCGTTGCATGAAAAGGAGTTCCTTTCACCGCTTCCAAAAACCGGTCGATCCCCACACCATCAAGCTCCATGGTACGCTCATAGCCGCCGGTATAGGCATAATAAGCATGGAACTTACTCTGGCGCTTTTTATCATCATCCTGCTGCTGCATAAACCGGATCAGGCGCTTTGCATCCTCCGAAAAAGCTTCCATGTGATGATAAAAATCAAGTTTTTTGCCGTAATGCACTTTCTCATTGACCTGAACAGAATGTAAAAACGCAGAAATGTTTTTTAACACATACTTTGTCTCCATTCCGATCTTAAATTCTAGTCTTGCATAGCCGTAATCCATCTCAAAGTAAGGTTCTAACTCTACTTTTCCGTAAATGGTTTCCGGTAACATATATTTGGATGTTGCACGCATGGAATACTGGCTCAGCAGATTTTTCAACGGCGCTGCCGTCTCCATCTTCCCCACCGGACGTTCCCCTGCTTCCGGTGTCTCCGTGCCCTGTCCCCGTTTTAACCTGAGAATCTCCATCGGAGTCCTCTTGTTTACATAATTCAAAAGCATTGCCACACAATGCTTGCACATCCCCTCATAATTATAAAAAGCCTCACATCCGCAGTTGCAGTTCGTTACGTCTCCGAACTCCTCGTCGATAGTGGCTGTCACTTCATAATACTCCTGATTGATTCCACGAACTTTTGCCCTGACATCTGCCACTGGCAGCTCATCCACTAAATACAACTCATAGGAAAAATCAAAAACCCCCGCCGTCTCATACAGCTCTTTCCCTCTCCGGTACGCCGCCGGATACACTGTCTCTTTAATGTCTGATACGGAAAACATATAATTACTTACTCTGTCCTTTCATTTTCATTCGTACTGTCGTTATGACTGTCTTTCTATAATAACACAAAAATGGAAAAGACTGCTATAGTTTTTTCTTTGAATTTTAATTTTAAAAATGTCAACATTAAATTCGACATTTTTTCATGTTTTTATCGTTTTGCCGTTTTGCACAATACGCAGCCTGTTTTATTGTATATTTTCACTTTTGGACAACGCAATAGTAAGGCTGCCACTTCTGCCAGCCTCTCATGCCCCCTATTTCCGTTCTTATGCAAGCTGCTTTACCTCTTCCTCGAATAGTTCCCCTGCTGAATGATAGCCATGTATTTTGCGTGGGTATCCGTTTATCCAGTTCTCTATACTCTCTACCTCTTCCTCTGTCCTGTCGTCAAAATTTGTGCCTTTCGGTATCTTCCGGCGTATCATCTTATTTGTTACCTCATTTGTGCCACGCTCCCAACTGCTGTACGGGTGGCAGTAATATACCTTTGTCCGTTTCTCTCCCTCGTTGATAATAGAACGCTGCAAGCCCTCTGCGTCTGCAAACTCACTGCCGTTGTCTACCGTGATTGTCTTAAATACCCGCTTAAACATTTCAGCGCCCCATTTTCTTTCTAATCTGTCCAGCGCCGCTACTACTGCCTCGTCTGTATGGTCTGGCAGCTTAAATATAATCTCGTTTCTGGTTTTCCGCTCTGTCAGCACCAGTAGCGTATTTTTTGACTTTCCCCGCTTGCCTAAAACGCTGTCCATTTCCCAGTTGCCGAACTCTTCCCGTGTATCTATCTCTTTCGGGCGTTTGTCTATGCTCTCTCCTGCTGCCGCCCTTTTCTGCTGCCTCTGTACTTTCTTATAATTTCTCTTCTTATTCTTCTTTACTGGCAAATTCTTATTAGACAGCTTAAGGAAAATACCCTTGTCAATGTAGCTGTATAAAGTCGTTACGCATACTGTTACGGAAAAGTCCCCCTCTTTCCCCTGTGCTTTCAATTCTCCCAGTACCGCAGCTGGGCTGTAATCTTCATTTACTATTTTATCCTCTATATAATTTGCGTATGCAATATCGTTACCTATTTTAAGCTGTGTACCCCTCGCCTTTAAGTTTTCCTCTGCTTTCATTTGTGCCTTGTTTGGGCTATAACTTAATGTTTCTGTATAGTCGCTATTTCTGTGCATATATTTCCCTCGCTTAAGTTCATTGTATATAGTGCTGCGGTGTACGCCCAGCTGTTCTGCTATCTCTATCACGCTATGCCCTGCTTTTTTCAACGCCTCAATACTTATACGGTCTGTCCATGTCAGCTGTCGGCTGCCTTTCTTATTCGCCATTTCTGCTACCTCTCTTTCGTTCCTGTTCTTTCCCCATATACGACGAAAAGCCGCAAACTCTTTTACAAGTCTGCGGCTTATGCCTTTACCTATTTACAACACTTTTTACAAGCGGTGTATTTCTTCTTTGCTTGGCTTAGCGGTATGCTCTTTGGGTTTTTCATTCCCGAACAGTTAGGCTTACTATGGTATTTTTTGTTGCTACGGTCTACATATACTGTAGTTTCTCCCGTATGCTGGCTTACGCTTGGCGTTGCGTCCTCGATTACGTCAAGCTCTATATTGCACCCGAACGTCTGTACCCCCCCCCAGAAATTTCCAGTATTTCTGCGGTGTAGCGGGCTTTCGGGTACTTTCTCGCTAAGTCCCCCGCCAGTTCTGCCGATAGATTGCCTATTACCTTATCGCCCCACTTTACGTATGCGGCAGGCTCTCCGTTGTATGTGTACTTTTCTACTGTAATATCTTCACTACCGGACATTTTGCTTAAAATATCCTGCCTGTTTTCTCCGTCCTCATTATTGAACGTCACGCCTACTACTTTCGTTCTGATTGTATCTAAAACCCTGCTACCAGATGCGGCAGCAGGCGCTGGTGTTCTGTTTCCGTTCTCTTTTCCTGCGCTTTTCTTTTTCAGTCCAAAATAGGCGCATACTGCCGCAATCACAATACAACCCACCCCACCTGTTATATTTCCAGACGGCAGCGCCGTTAAACCGCTTACTGCAAATAATGCAGCCACTACCAATAAAATTACCTTTTTCTTTGTCATAGTAAGCCCTCGCTTTCATTTCTACTTCAATTCTAAAATTTCATCAGCAGAGGCGTTAAGCTCTCTGCAAATTTTCGCAAGTGTTATTGCGTTTGGCGTAAGCTCGTTGTTTTCCCAGCGGCTTATATCTTTCTGGTATACTTGCAGGCGCTCTGCAAGTTCCTTTTGCGTCACGCCTGCCGCTTTTCGTGCTTTTTTAATGTTTTCGCCTAAATTCATGCCTTACCTCTCTTTTCTCTTGCCCTCAAAATGAAAGCAACCAGCAGCTTTACCAGTCCTACTGCTACTAAAAATACTCCTAATTTTAAAAGCATACTCTTTACTCGGCTTTGGGTTTGTGTTATATTTCTTATAGGCGGCGGGCTTATCGCCCGCCTGTTGGTTAGGGCTTTCGCCCTAACCTATGTACTTACCAATTATGATAAGTATTGTTCCTATGATTAAGTCTATCACTGCACTGATTGCCAATTCTTGCCAGTTGATAGGCTTTTTCTTTTGTTTCTTTTTCTTACCCATTGTGCCGTTTCTCCTTTCCAGTGGCTTTGCCTCTTATTTGTTCTTATCTCCTTTCCATGATTTTATTATATACCTTTTTCGGTATATTGTCAACACTTTTGTATAGATTTCTAAGAAAATCGCAAAAAAATAGAGGGCAGACAGCGAACCGCCCACCCTCGAAAACTTAAGCTAATCTTGTGGCATAATCTAAGCTAATCCAGCCTGCGCCACTCTTCAAGCGTCCCCAGCCAGCACTTGCGCCCTGTCCGGCTTTCACTTCCACAATGGTAAATACTCCCTTTCCTGTGGTTTCTCCCGTCTTTGCATAGTTCGTGCCTGCTCCTGTTCTGATATTAAGGTCTAAAATATCTACCTGTACGCTAAACGGAACGCCTGCGCTTGTCTGCTGCCCCGCTGCTGTATATACCGCCTTGCCGTTATCATCATATACAGTATAACCCGCCTTGCAAGCGCTCTTTGCATTTTCCAGCGACGTAAACGCCCCCAGCTGGCTTGCTGCGTCCGTCCAGCTCTTGCGCACTCTGTAATACTTTGTACCGTTTCCTGCTGCATACTTTTTATAGTATCCCTCGCCGTACTCTGCACGCTTTTTCTTTACTGTTTCGCTCTGGTCTGCTGGCTTTTCATATCCAGTAAGAACGGCATCAGATGCAGCACGCACACTGCCCGCCTTTTTCAGTGCGTCCATTACTGCTGTGTATCCCTGCAATTCTTCCCATAAAAAGCCCAGCTGCATATTAAGGTCTGCAATGGATACGCCCGCCTGCTTTGCATGGTTAAGCAGTGCCTGCTTTCTGCTCCAATATGTCCACTGTGCCAGCCCGTAGCCTGCACTGTCCTTTACAAAATTACCGTAGTTGCCATTGTCCACCGCCGCTGTATATTCTGCGTCCGTTTTACCCAGCTTATTGTTATAGGTATTCTGTAAGTTGTTCGGCATAAGCCCGCTTTCAGCGTACAGATTACCCATAATACCAGCCACGGCATAAGCATTTAAGCCCTTGCCTGTAAGAAAATCCCAGATTGTTTTTTCATTGCCGCCCTGCGATGTTTCTGCCTGTCCGCTGATTTTACGCTTAAACTCGTCCCATGTGTGGGCGCTGGTGTTATATACATACGGGTTAGGGCAGATTTTACCTGTTACGTCGTAATGTCTGATTACATGAGATGCAGGCACGCCGTACAAATTCATAAGGTAACGGGTAAGTTCTGCCGCTGCCTCTACTGTTGCGTCCTCAAAATACCAATCTTTATCTGTAGCGCCCAAATTCTTTGTATTTTTCTTTCTCACGCACAACTCAATACCGATACTGTTGGAATTTCTGCACTCTGCGTGCTTATAGCTCGACGCTCCGCAATGCCACGCTATATTAGCGTCCTCTACGCACTGCCATACCTCGCCGTTAAATCCTACAAAGTAATGCGCCGACGCATTTCTATTGCCGCCGCCATAATATCGGCAGTTGTCCTCTGCGCCGCCCAGTGCGCCTACATAATGGATAACAATATACTTAATTCTTGAAACGCTGCCCTTATTGAAATTGTACTTACTTATCTTTCTGTTAATGTTCATATTTCCCGCCTTTCCGCATACAAAATAAGCGCCTGCGGTGTCCCGCAAGCGCTCTTTGTTGCTATATCCTTATCTTTCCTGTGTCCTGTGTTCCTCTACGTTGCCTGTGGTGCTGTCCCCGTCCAGTTCGTCTGTGTCCGGCAGTTCGTCCGTATACTTCGCCAGAAACTCCCGCACCTTTTCCCATACCTTTTTTACGGGCAGCCCACATAATGCCATATTCTTAAAAATGCTCACTACCTCATAGGCAATGTAAAGCAGTGCGAAAAATTCAGCCACACCCACGGTATCAAGCCCTAAATATGTACGTGCCTGCTCCGGTATAAATCCGATTAAGTTAATCTTAATCAGTACGTCGATTGCCAGCATGAATACCAGAGAAATAAGCATACCTACTTTTCTGATAGCCCCGTCAATGCCTGCGCAGCTGTTAAATTTCTTCTCTTTGATTGCACGCAGCACGCCAAAAACCGTGTCGCACACAATCGCCAATACTACCAGCTGGATAATTTTGTTATGTGCCGCCGCCTCAATAAATTCTGTAATAGTCATGTTCATAAATCCTGCCTTTCTCTTAATTGCAAATTTTCTGCCCGCTCTTTCAGCTCTGCGCCGTCGTAGCCCGCTGTCTGCTCCCAGCTTTCCAGAGTGGCTATTAAATCAGCAATAAGCCTGCTTTGCTTTTCTATGGTTTCCTGTTGCTCCTGTACCACCCTTAATAAATTGCTACTCATGTACTCGCTCCTGCATTTTGCCGCTTAAGCAGCCTTTTCTATGGCTGCCTCTGCCAGCGTTTCTATTTTCTTTCGTAGGTTATAGCTGTCTGCGTGTCCTGCGTGTCCCGTCCAGCTCTGTATACTCTTTTGTAACTGCTCCTTTGTGATTTTCCCGCTCTCGCACTTCTTGATAGTACGCTTTATGCGCTTTATGCTGTCCTTTCGTACTTTCCTGTGCGTTGCCCTGTGTTTATAGCCTACAAAGTCTATACCGTTCTTTGCTGCCAGTATGGTAGTTTTCGGGTTAAACTCTAACTTAAGCTCTTCCCGTAAAAATTGCTCTATCTGTGCAAGCCAGCTGCGCAGCTGTTCCTTGTCTGGGCTTAATATTACAAAGTCGTCCATATAGCGTATGTACGCATCTACGCCCAGCTCATGCTTAATAAACTGGTCTAATGCGTCCAGATAGATATTTGCAAATAACTGACTGGTAAGGTTTCCTACTGGTATCCCTACGCCGTCCGGCATATTGCCGTTGTGGTCTATTATCCTGTCCAGCAATGCCAGTACCCCAGCGTCTTTTATAACCTTACGTATTTCAGCCTTTAATATCGCATGGTCTATGCTCTGGAAATAATGGTGTATGTCTGCCTTGATAGCATAAAGCGGCTGGTCTGGGTGGTATTTGTTCCACTCATACAGCCACTCTTTTAATGTATCAGATGCAGCGTGCATACCTTTACCTTTCCGGCAGGCGTAAGACTGCGATATAAACCGCTTATCAAATATAGGCTCTAACACGTTGTTTATGGCGTGCTGTACCACCCTGTCATAAAACGGCAGCGCCATTATCTGCCGCTCTTTCGGTTCGTACACCTTAAAGTAATGGTATTCGCTCGGCTCATAGGCAAGGTTTAGAATATCTTCCCGCACCTTGTCTAAGTTTTCCTCTTTGTCTTTCGTAAAAATCAGTACGTCTTTTCTATGGCGCTTGCACTTTCTGGCTTTGTTATAGGCTTTCTGTACGTTTCCATAGTCGCCCATAGCCGCTAAAAGCGTAATGCGCCGCCCGTCCTTATCGGTAATGTATCCTACTCTCTTCAAGTATTAAGCTCCTGCCTTTCGCCGTAGCTACTAACCAGCAGCCGTATTTTTTCTCTTTGCCTCACGGCGGGACAGCCGCTCTGACTATAGGATATTAAACACTCGGTCTTATCCCTTTCTAAGTCCTTGCCAGTATTCCGTAGAACTCTGTGCCTGTAATGTTCTCACTAAGTCACACGCCCCACGAGCGCCAATGTTCGTATTGACATTCCACGGGTAGTTGTTGCAATTCACGGCACGAGCGCCGCAATTCGCCCCATTGTTCCAGTTGCCGCCCGCTATCAGCGCCGCCAGAGGCTGTAAGTAAGCAGCTGCCCCATATCCTGCTATTTTCTGGTCTTTACCTCTTCTATCAGTTTGCCCAGCATAACGCCTATTTCTTTCAGCTTGCGGCAGCTCTCGCCGTAGTGCCGTGCGTTCATGGCGCTATATTTCAAATCATGCGCCAGCCGCAGCAATTCTTTACTTTCCTGCAATGCCGTATCTACCGTGTATAAGTGGCTTTTCGTTGCCGTCTTATCCCACTTTATAACCTCTTGCAGCATTTCAAGAATTGCGTTTCTGGTCGCAGTCTGTAAACTGAATTTCTCATACTTTGGGTACTTCGTAAGCAGAGGATAGATATATAGCAGAAAATCGTATATTTTCTGGTGTATAATATCTGTTTTTGTCTGTATGTCCATGTCTTACCCCCATTTATCCGGCTGGGCTTTCGCCCGCCGTCTACAGAGAGTCACACGCCCCACGAGCGCCAATGCTCGCAGCGACATTCCACGGGCAGCCGCCGCAATACACGGCACGAGCGCCGCAAGACGCCCCATCGCCCCAGTTGCCGCCCGCTAACAGCGCCGCCAGAGAATATGCGTAATACTGGTAAATGTTACCAACGTCGTAAGACTTCTCGCCTGTGTTCAATGGGCTTTTCTTGTCCCAGCCCCACGCTACGCTTGCGTGGTAGTCTGCATTTGTGGCGTGTTCTGCTCTTGTAATAAGCTCGTCCAGCCACTCCCAGACACGCCCCACGGCATCTACAACGCCCACGGAAGAAACGGCATTTACCACGCTGCCTGTTACGCCTCTGCCTGTATTGCTGGTGGCGCTCCATGCGTTTGTATTTGCGTTATCCAGTCCGGCAGGGCTGCCAAAAGCATAGGCGCAAAACTCCGCATAGTTCGGCAGACGCTTACCGCTCTTTGCCAGACGCTCTACAAAGTTGTACCAGTTCATGCTTTCTGTACCCGTCATAGGTGCGCAGCCGTACTCTGATTTCAAGCCCTTTGCTCCGTCGTCAGAATTAAGGTAAATGTCTACCCATGTGCCGCCGCCTAAATATACCATACCCTCTGGGCTGCATTTCGGGCGGTGTCCCAGTGTCCATACAGAACGTGGTACAATGCCGTTGCTTACTGCGCTTTCCCAGCCTGTGCCAAAAATAACGCTGCTGCCATTAAGCGGCTGTAAATTGCTGTCCACCTTGCGGCAGCGTCCATAATGAAAGCCGCCAATTTTACGGCTGTTTGTAGCGTTCCAGCCTGTCGGGTATGTAGAGTTAAGGGAAATTACGTATTTCTCGTCTGCGCTGTCAATTCTGCTGTCGCAGATATATACGTAATAGTCCTTACCTACCGTAAAAGCGCTGCCTGCGTCCAGATTAGCAGCCGTAAGAATGGTGTTTGCTGTCTTGAAAATTCCAGCACCACCCACGGCAATTACGCAGCCCTCTACTACGGTCAGCTCATTTGCTCCGCTGGCGTAAATGTACTCATTGCTCGGTGCTACAATATCGCTGATTGTAGCCATTTTATTTACGTTCAAAAGCGCCCTTGCGTCGGTCTTTGTAACGTCGTCCACTAATAATCTACTCATACTGCTTTAATACTCCTTTCAGTGCTGCAATGTCGTCTGTTGTCATTCCTGCCACGGTGTCTGTGCGTTCCAGCGCAATTACCTTGCAGCCCGCTTTTACCGCTTTGGAAAGTGTAAGGGCTGTCCTGTCGTTTCCTGCCTCTCCTGCTGCCGCTGCCTCGTCGGTCTGGATATGTGTTACTCCCTGCACCGTGCCGGATACGTCGCCCGCTACAAATTTCATACCTACCGCTGCCTCGTCGCAGTAATATACCGTAACCGCCTTTTTCTCTTCCTCTACAGTTGCTACGCCGCACTCAATATAACGCTGGTTCTCTGCGCTCTCGATTTTTGCCAGCAAATCTGCTGCCGCCAGTTCTCCGCTTGCTACCATAGCAAGGCAGTTGTAATAATCCTCTTTTGTCTTTAATACTTTAGGAAATCCTTTCATGGTCTGCCGCCTTTCTAAAATGTATTTGCAAGATAGGAATTACCCACGTAGGTAGCCCCTAACACTGCCGTTTCTACTGTTCTTTCGTAATGCTGGCTCATGTATGCTGCACCCATGTAGCACAATCCCAGTACAGCATCATGCTTATAGTCAATGCCCCAGCCGCTTTCTACTCTCTTAAGTCGCTCGTCCAGCGCTGCTATTGCCTCTTTGGTTTCTTTCGTGCCTGCCTCTGCCTGCTTTTTCACTTCCTGCATGGCTGCTGCCAGCTCTTCAATTTGCAGTTGCAGGCTGCCTGCTATGTCCTCGCCCAGCTTGTCCTTGATACTCTCAAACCATGTGTTAAATTCGTTTTCAGCGTCCGACTGGAATAGCTTAATTTTTGCCATAAAGTCTGTATAGGCGCTTAAAAGTTCCTTGTCCCAGTTGTCAAGCGTGCTTTCAAAACTGCTGTATCTTTCGTTAAACTGGCTTTCATACTGCGCAAATAAGCCCTCTGTCTTGCTTACGTAGCTGTCATATACGCCCGCAATCTCTGTAAGGTACTTTTCCATGTTCTGCTTATATGCGCTGAACTCGTCCAGCACGGCTGCGCTGTAAGTGTTGAAAAAGTCCGTAAACTGCTTTGTAAGCACGCTTGCGTCTATCTCTTCCACCGTTCCCGTCACAATGCCGCAGACTGCGCTATTAAAACGCTGGTCTGTGATATTCTGCGTCTGTATCCTTGTTACGCCCTTGCCTACGTAAATATCTGCAAGTGCAAGCTCCCATATTTCCGTAGTACGGGTTACTGCCGTTGCCGTCGGCTTTGCAGACGGTGTGCCTTTCAGCACCGCAATATACATATCTCTTTGCGGCAAATCCCAGCGAACTACTACCCTGTCCACCCTGTTAAGCGCTCCCTCTGCCGTATCCAGTGTTACGCTAAGCGTTGCAGGATTTCTAAAGGCGTAGCCATTTATAAAGGCATAGCCTGCATTTACTCTTATTTCCATGCCGCTGTAAGCTACCACCTGTAGCCCGTCGCTCGGCTTTGGAAAAATGCCATTTGCAATGAAAGTAGCAAAGTACCACGCCCAATCCTCGGCTTTATATACCCTGTCGTACTCTCCGTCTACTGCCACGGCATTAAACGGTAAGCTGTTTGCCATTTCTGCTACCTCACTTTCCTAATCTGGTCTACCAGTGTCGGCAGGCTGTCGCCAAAAGTCGCCTCTACGGTTTCCTTGCCTTTCTGGTATGTTTCTGTTACTTCTGTAATACGTGCATCTATCTGTATGCCCCACTTGGTTTCTTTGCAAGTAATGCGGTCGCCTAAATCAAAATCAGCCTTAAATTTCAAGTTTGAATTTGTATTTATGGTACTTACAAAATTTATGTTCTTTCCGTAGTTTTCCAGCTCTGCGCTGCCTCTCGTTTTCAGCATTGCAATATAGGTATTCAGCCGTATTGTTACTTCTGTTTCCCCCTGCTGGTATTTTCTGGCAATGTCCGTAGCGTCGCAAAATACCTCTACCAAATCCAGCCCCGCTGCGCCCTCGCCGTCCACTGTGGTTACTGGCTGGCTGCCGTCGTCGTCAGCTGCTCCCTGCACATAAATAAAGTTGCCGCAGTTCTCTATACTGGCTGTATATTCCTGCTCATTGACATTATCAAAATCTTTTGAAAATATGCAGGGCGTGTTACCCTCGGTATTTGTGGCTGTAAGGTCATTGCCCTTATACAGATAAAAACCAAACATTCTCTCTCTTTCGTTAAGCAGAATATCGTAACCCAGCTTTCCAGCCTGCGCCCTTGCCTTTACTTCCTGCCCCAGCTGTGCGTATACCTCGTTTGCATATTCAACCGCCACGCCGTCAATGGTTTCCTGCGCCAGAAATGTAAACAATGGAAAACGCCGCTTTGTGCCTGCCTCGCTACCGCAGTTGTTCTTTACCATAAGGTTTATAAGGTACTGGTTTGTACCTGTTGCCACAATCTGCGGATAAATGCAACGCTTATTAAGCCACCAGCTAAGCATATAGCCCTGCGCCTCTAACTGCTCTACGCCGTTCTCGTCTTTGGTAATGTGTACATAGGTTATCTGCGCTGCCCTGCGCCATACGCCGCCGTCAGCGGTCTTTACTTCCTTTTTTCCGTCGTGCTTGGTTATCAAATTGCCCTCTATCAACAAACGGCTGTTATTGTCCGTAATCGGCGCAAGCAGGCTAAAAGTTCCTACGTCAAAATACTTTGTATGCCATATCAAGCTTGGCAGTTCGTCTATAGCTCCCAATGGCTGCACTGTCTTGTCAAATACTCTAAGCTCCATACCGTCACACTCCTAAAAATTCCTTGCTGTAGAATATGGATACTTCCAGAGAATTTACGCCGCTGGCTGCATCATACCTAAACATATTGTCGCCTATGGCAAGCTGCATAAATGTACTGTCTACATCAATGTAGCGGAAATAGTCGGTTTCTACTCCGTCTCTTATCAGTTTAGCGCCCTTGCTGCCGTACTTCGTGTTAATCTCTATCACGTCGCCTGTTTTCATGGTGGTGTTAATCTGTATAAATTCCTCGGTATCCACATTAAGCAGTATCGGGTTTGAAACTGTCCCCAGTGCTGTAAACCTTATCCTCATTCCTGTTGATACGTCGCCCTCGTTGTAGCAGTCCACTATTACGCTTTCTGCTCGGTATCCGTATATCATGCTCTTTGTGTTATCCTTTTCGATAACGCAAGGGAAATGCCACGCAGCCACCCAGCTTGCTATATCCTCTTTTGTTTCTTCCTCTTCCCGCCAGAACGGGTTAAGGCACTCTATTTGTAAATCAAACTCATAGAGTACCTCTTTCTTTAGTATCTTAGGCTCTCCATATGCCCTGCAATCAATCACACGCTTAAAGCCGCCGTACTCATACACCAGCGTAGCGCTAAGCTCTGGGTTAAATATCTTAAGCATACGGCGGCGCAGTTCCAATGCCTGCGCCTTGTCCCGTGTGTTGATATGTCCCACTACGTCTATGTCTCTCGCCTCGATACGCTGCCCTACGTAGGTGTCGCCGTGCTGTCCCATACTGTTTGTGCTGTAAATGACGCTCGTAACGCCGCTTATGCCCTCTACGTCTTTACTTATATTGCAATGGTATACGCTGTCTACTCCCAGCTCTAACCGCTCGCCCCTTGAATTTATGTAAGTCAGTTTTTCATTTTCCATGTGTTACACCGTCCTTGCTATCATTCTGAACTGTCGGGCTGCCTCTTTCTGCTGCTTTGCATAGTCCGTGGTATTCGCATAAATATACTGATTGACAACTACGCCGCCTGCTGCACTGCCGCCACCTCTCGGCTTTGGCTTTTTGTCGTCGTTATCATACTTAAATTCATTGCCTACATTTACCTTTGCGTCTACGTCAAACTCCTGCGGTACGCTGTCCTCAATCATTTTCTTAACGCCGCCGATTTCATTAGAAAAGCCAACGCCGATACCCTGCGCCAGATATACGCCGATTTCGTCACGCATCAGCTTAGACGGGCTGGCAATTCCGAATAAATCTTTAAGGAAGTCGGTAACATCTCCTACCCAGTCGCTTATTTTGTCTTTTATCCACCTCGTAGCGCCGCTTATGCCGTTCCAGATGCCCTCTACCATGTTTTTACCGAACCCTGCAAACGTACTGCCAATATCCTTAAATACGTCTGTTATTCCAGTAATTACATTTTTCATGCCCTCTACGGCTTTGTTCTTTACTTCTGTACCCCATGTAGCCACTTTGGAAATTGCACCAGAAATGCTGTTATAAATCTTTTGCGGTATTTCCTTAACAATCGTAACAATGCCCGTTACCATGGCATTCATTACCTCTTTGGCTTTCGTAAGCATATTGTTACCCCACGTAGCCACTTTGGTAACTGCCCCTACTATGC